CGCGCGCTGAGGGGCTGGAAATGGACAATGCTCGAAAGCGCCGGGAGCTTGCCAACGTGGACGAGCTAATGGCCGCTCAGAACGTCCTCTTCGACGAGATAGCCGCAATGATCAAAAAGTCCAAGATGAGCGACGCTGAAAAGGAGGATTGCTTGAGCGTGATCTCCTCGGTGCCTCGGAAGTGCTGGGGCGAGCTTTAAACGTTACCGGGAGGAGCCGGCGCTTTCCCAATTGCCGTAGACAGCCCTGCCGCTTCCAGCTTGGCATTGTCCGCCTCATTCTCGGCAATGATCTTGTCGATATTGAGGCCGCGATCTTTGGCCGCACGCTCTCTGGAATTGAGCGACAAGGCAATTTCCCGCTCGATGGCCTCGATGTCTCCAACTGGGTCAACCCAGGTCCAAGTCCTGCCGGAGAACTCGACATGGGAGAGGCGGTCAAAGTCGAGGAGGGTATAGCCTTCAATCCTACCCATTAAGAGGGCCATGCGGAGCCAACGCTCGAAAAGCGGAATTTCGAAAGTATCGATGAACCAAGAGTGGAGAATCTTGTAGATGTCACGCTCCGACAGGACGCCCTGCCTAATGCTGGAGTAAGAAACGCCTTCAAGATCCTGCGCCCAGGTGTTATAGTTGACGTAGATGCCAGGGCTGACTCCGCGCAGAATGGCCTTTCGGAAATCAGGCATCGCACTATTAGGGTGCGCGGGATCAATCATTTGGGCCTCGACGCCATGCGGGAGCGTCTCAAACGTGCCAGGTGCGGAGGGTGCAATGGCCTTGCCGTCGTCGTCCTCGTCGCCAGTGTATTGGGCCTCGCCCGTCTGCTTAAAGAATCCAAGCTTGTTGGCGCTGATACGGGCGGCGATGACCTCGGCCTCTTCAAACTTCGCAAGATGACGAAGGCGCAGGAGGGCATTGGCCAGCCACGAATAGCCTTGGCTCTGGTTGATGCGTCGAGCAAGGAACGTGTGGATCATGTTGTCACCAGGCACTGCGAAAGTCTCGCGAGTGTAGCGACCGCTCTTAGGATCCATCTTGCGCAAATGATACCGAATCGGCTCATCCCACTCGTCAAACTCCACGCCCATGTAGATACGGGCGGCATCGTTCCGGTGATGCGGATCCAGCGCGTCGATCTCGATTCCTTGCGCAGCAAAGCGAAAATCGTTTTTCGGAAAGCCCTCGATGGTGCGGGTCAAGAATCCACCATCGCGAACGGCAGACCGCAAGGCGAGACGCTCAAAAGCAGCGCGTGAGAACTGGCGCGTAACGTCAAAATTGCCACGGCGTGAGAAATCCTCCCAAGCCTCCTCAACCTTTGCTCTCGCGTTGTTGTCGGCGCTGTTTGACAATCCCTTTTTGCTTCTGGCATCTGCTCGACGGGCGAGCGATTTCATTCGGATGCCATGCTGGCCGATGACGTTGGATTCCAAGGCCATCAACGCGCCTTCAATGTAGCCATCATTCCGCTCAGAATCCCGCGCACGGTCGCGCAATGACTTAGCATCCTGTTTGATCGCGTTATCCGCTGGGCCTGTTCCTGCAACCCAATCGTTGGTATATCGCGTGCCTTTTGCCGCGTCAAAATTACGAAGGCGGATAGGCTTGTTGTTGGGGCCGTAAAGGAGAGGTTTCATTCAAATCTGGAGTAAATTGTGCGACCGTTGGAAAGCCCTGCATCAGCGCGAGCTTTGGCGATTTCAGTGTCGAGGTCGCGTCGGTATTTGGTCAAAAGCTCGCGAGCGTCCATCAAGGAGATTTTCGTAATCGGGACGCCTCCGACCGTGTAGGTTTCAAGCCCTCGGCCTTCGTCATCGCTGATTCTGCCCTCAAGGTGCGCTTCCAAAGCTTTAACCATTTTCCGCGCATGACTCGGCAGCGGAGCGCGATCCGGCGGCGCTTGAAGCGTGATGTTGCCGATAGACTCAACCGACCGAATCCCGGCCACCTCAAGCGTCAAGGCAACCACATAGATCCCGGCTGGCAGGTTTGCCGTCTTTTCGGGCGCATAGGTGGCGGTTGCCGTTGTATCCGATACTGACAGCGGAACCGTGACAACCTCGCCAGTGTCAATGCTGCGGAAATGAGCCGAACCTGTAGCGCCTGACGTTACAGTTGCCGTAAATTCGATGGATTCGCCGCAGAATGCGCGGGAGGGTAAAGCTGCCATGTCGATGACTCGACAAAACAAAGCCTGATTTCAAGGGCTTTTGGTCAATCGGCTACGAAATCGAGAGTATATTCGCGCTCTTTACCTCGATCTGGCAGGTTCTTGGCCGCATATTCAGAGTATTTTTTGGCAATCGTGGCAAAGGCAATGTCAAGCTTCTTGGCGGCAGCGATATTGTAAACGCGAACGTCGAGCGGTTCGTTTCGGTCGCGCTTGTCCTTTTTATCAAAGAACTCATAAAAGCTCCCGTCTTGTCCTTTCTTCAGCGTCACCTTCTCAATCAGCAGGCGCTGGAAATATTCCGGCGTATAACCGTGGCCGCTTGGGAAATGCATGTAATTATGCGGATAGGTGGAAGATTTGCGATCTTGGCGCAGGGCCGCGTTCTGGTAGATCATGCTCTTGCATTCGTGAGTGCCGATCTCGAAAAACGTCCCTCGCTTTTCCCGCTTCGGCTGCGAGACAATCGGCTTGCCAAGCACGGTCGAGCCGAAGATCGCAAAGACGCCTCGAGCCTGTCGGACCTTGGTAAAGGCTAGCACTTGGGCCTGCCGGTATTTCGAGTCGATAAAGACGGAGGCAGCTCGCAGCACCTTGCCGCACGGGTGCAGGAATTCGGTCTGAAGCAGCGTATCGAGCTTTTGCCACACTTCCGGCTCCATCGTGCCCCCGCTCAGAATGTGATACCCTAGTCCCCACGTCTGGCCGTTGATGCCATGGCCGACAAACTCAAACTCCAAACGGTCGCCTTGAACATCGCAACCTCCGGTGACAACCAGCACCCCGGCAGGGATCTTGAACTGGTTTTCAGTGACGCGATCCAAATAATCGTAGGCTTCTTGAGCAAGGCCCACCGGATCCGGCATCTCTTCCTCGGGCGCCTGGTAAGTTTCAGCGTCGAAGGTGTTGATCAAGACTCGCTTTGCCTTCTCGCGATTGTCTGCCGCCTCGATTTTCAACTCCTCGACCGCAGCCCAATGGAGATGGCTCGCGAAGCCCTTCTGCGGCGGGTGCGGTGACATCATTCGGGATCCGTGGAAGCCTGCGATTCCATTAAACGGGCGCGTTGCCTGCCATCTGCCGTTCCGAATCATCTCCATGCGCTCCGCATCAGAGATCCGACACTCGCTTTCGGGGCATTCAATCCACGCATCCTCGGGCTTGTCTCGATCATATCGGAGCTGGCGGCGATGTAGCACAAACTCCTTGCCGCAATGGGGGCAGGGCGCGATCCAGACCCGCCAATCAGATTGGAGCATCAGCGCCTCGATCTTGCTCTTGCCTTTGACGCTAGGATAGCTAGCCGCAATCTTGATCGTGTCAGCATATTCGGAACCTCGAACCCAGAAGATTTCGAGAGGGTCGCCTTCGTCGCTTTCGGTCGATTCAATGGCGTCGATCTCGTCCGCGAAAAGAAAGTTTCCCTTTGCCCTCCGCATTTCACCTGGGGCATTGGAACCAAAGGCATTGACCAAACCACCAGGGAAAAGCTTGTGGAGGATTGTATTGCCGCTTTTCCTGCGGCCAGAATCGTCGCCGATCAGCGAGGCAAGATCCGGCGTCGGATTGACCAGCTCTCCCATCAGCGTCTCCTTTGACCATTTCTCGGTTTGCGAGATGGTCGGATACATGACCAGCACGCGTCGAGGCGCTTCAGCGATGCTATGGCCGATTTGGTTCATAACCACCTCCGTTTTGCCCATCCGGCTAGCGAGCATGTAAACCGTCATCTGCACGCGCGGATCATAGGGCGCTTCCATCATCTCCCTTTGGTATGGCGCGAAATCAAAGCGAAAGCGCCTCCCGCCTTCCATGCGCCTGACCTTCTCCGACCATTCCGGCGCGGTCATCGTCCGCTGGAATCGGAACGCACGCTCTAAGTGCCTGAGAGTCCCTCGGTAATACCGATCAAGTGCCGCCTCATTCATTTTTTGGAACCGTCAAACAGGTTGCCCGTGACTCAACAATGCTGGAGCCAGTGTTACCAATTGAGAGAATTGCGTCTCCGTGCCTCGCGAAAAGGTCAAAACCGCCGCAGTTGGCAGTGCAACGCTAGCCGCGTCGAGCAATCGCAGCACCTTGGAAGTGTCGAGCGTCATTGTCACGCCGATTGGGCCGATGAAAGTCTCGGAAACCGTGATCGCCGGATTCACTCCCACGGCGGTGCGCTTGACCTCGATCTTGATCGTCTCTCCGGTCGCATCTCTAGCCACCAAGAACTCTCCCGGCTCGATGTCTTCAAGCGCCGTTTCGATCTGATACGTTGAAACATCCGCCGAAAGCCACATCGTGCCGGTATCGGTCGCGGTCCTGATCTGGAACTTTCCGGCATCCGGCATCCTCGAAATGGTGATGCGGTCATTCTGCGCAACGCTAACGCTCCCGGTCGCCACGTTTGCCACGGTAACGGCAGCCTCGCTAATGTTCGATGCGCTAGTCACGGCGACCAGCGTTTGCAAAGTTAGGTCAATCTCGACCGTCTCGACGTTGGAAGCGCCGCCAGCGATGAGCGTAAGCGCACGATTCGTCATCGTCCCGAAGGCGGAATGGGCAATCGTGAAGTCTGCTCTCGCTCCGTTGCTGCGGAAAGTGATGGTGAAAAGGCCATCTTTTCCCGTCACATCGACACCACCAGCGGAAACGATGGCAGATAGGCGGTTGAGCGCGAGGCCAAGCAAATGAGCGTCAATCCCGGCAGCGGGAAGCTCGACGGTGGAAGCGCCCCAGGTGATCGACCAATCGCCAGACGCAATCGGAACGGGCTTTTCCAGCGCAAGGGAAAGGCTCAACGTGTCACTGCTGGTAATCTCCAAATGATCCGCGATTAGCTCGACGCTGAGACTGTCGCCGGGGCGAATCGCGTCAGGCAATCCCCGCACCTGTCCGTTGTTATCGTAGCGCAATCTGAGCATGTCGGACGCCTCCACAAAACGGAGCGCAAAATCAAGTTGAAAATCCCCGTTGTTTTGTGGAGTCATCGACATGCCCGACTCTCCCGTCATCTCTGGCGTTGCCGATCTGCCTAAATTCTATTTTGCAGAGGGCGCTCCCTTTAGGTTGACGCTTACTCTCGGCGCAGAGTTTTCGATGACGGGGAAATTCGTCACCTTCGGAATGCGTGCGCGATCCGGCACGGTGCGGCGAGTTTTCGGGACAGATTCCGGCGAGTCGAATCTAACCATCGCGGGGCAGGTTATCACGCTCAACATCGCCACTAGTGACGCAACTGTCCCGGCCTTTGCATCTGGTTGGACCTTGGAAGATGTCCAAGCCAAGGGCGAAACCGAATATTGGGTGGATATCTCCGCGACCGAAGGCAGTGACGTTCTCTTGCGCCTTCAAGGCCAAGCCGATTGGGTGGCACCTGGATCTGACATCGCAGAATCTTCCGCCGTTGTCGCCTCGCCAAGCATCGATGTAAACATCACCAGCGGTGCGGTATCGGCATCGGTTGCAGTTATCGGAGGCGGCGGCGATTTGTTCGGGCCAGCCAGCGCGACCGACAATGCGATTGCCCGATATGACCTAACGACCGGGAAACAAATTCAAAATTCTGGCATCACCATAGCGGACGGCGCTTCCGGCACACTGGCGGGTAGCAATTCCGGCGACGTTACGCTAGCAGGAACTCCCACCTATCTGACCATTGCGAATCAAGTCATCACGCGCAGCAACGTGAATTTGTCATCGCATGTCACCGGCACGCTTCCAGTTGCTAACGGAGGCACTGGGCAGACCGCTTTAAGCTCAATCGACGCCGCCGATTTTGGTTCGGGAGCCGCAGTGGATAATTACATTTTGGCAGCCGACGGTTCAAGTGGCGCCGCTTGGGAGTCGCCAGCCGCATTAGGTATTGTCGCCACAAATTCAAGCGCATCATTAAAAGACCTCGCGCTTAATCCTGACGCCTTGACGGGGAGTCTTGCAACGAGCGCGCTGAATGTAACGCAGACTTGGAATACGACGGGCAATCCGACCTTGCTGAAAGGCTACGTCACCAATACCGCAAGCGGATCAGGTGCAAAACTCCTCGACTTAGGGGTTGGCGCGACAACTC